CATGAATAAAAGGAGTGCAAGTATCCTTACCTGCTTCTATGTTCTTTGCGAGATTCTGCCACGCTGCATCGTCAACTTCATGTTGCCTCTTACTCACTGTTAAAGCTAAAGTGCTGTAGACATAAAGTTTCTTTTGTTCTATTTTGTCTCCAGAACGAATAAAACTAAAAGGTCTCGAAAAGTAGACGTAATCAAACTGAGAGTTTTCGCCATTGAGATTCCTACGATAGTCTTTTTCGTTTAATAACAAGTTCTGCCTATAGTTAAATACTGTAGAAGGCTTATCGTAGAAAGTGTGATTGCTTTGCGTTCCATTAAAAATACTAAAACCTTGAGTAACAAAATTAAGTTTATTCAGTTTGGAATCTACAAGGGGAACATTATTATAATAGACCCCTTTACCTAAAACAATATTTGAGTACTGAGCATCAGGTAAATATTTTAAAATATTACCATTAGAATCAACAAGGCCAGCTACTGGCCCTTCACAAATTAAATCTACGCAAGATAAAAACTCATCGCTTTCTAATTTGACTGTGGCAGCCCCTCTATCATGAATAGCAAAATCAGACGGAGAACTATATGTAACTATTGGAGAAATCATGATTTAATAATTTATAGTAAATAAATTTAAGAGTTGTTTATAAAGTATTGTATGCTTCCTGATATCGATTGCCGTTAACATTGCCACCAGCTTGAGACCCTGAAAGCCCTGAACTTCCTGAGTCTTGAAAATTATCAGACTGCACATTTATATAATTAGAAATTAATGCGCTACCTAATCTTAATCTACCGTAACCAATAGGTACTACAATATTTCTGGATGAAACATTTCGAAGTTGCCCTAAAATTGTTGAATTAGTTTTAACATCTCTTGGTGACTTAGGGCTCATTTGCTTTGTCACAATCATAGAGATTACTGAAAAAATCATAGCTATAATAAAAGGTACAGCAGGAGCAGAACCTTGAATAAGAGGCACTATTTCTACTTTACTATTCTGTTTCAGAATTTTACTGTTCATCAAATAACAAGGAACAACTTTCCCATCAACAAAAACCATAAAATGAGTCACAAATTCTTGTAGATCAGAAAAATTTTTAGATACTGCAGAAGAATTAGCCTCTACAGCTTCAAATATCTCGAAAACAGAAGAAACGCTCAAGCTCCAATCGGGACCAAGTTTTTTTCCTAAAATACCTTTTAAAGTAACATTAACCATTATTTTTCCTTAAAGTAAAATTCATCTTCATTTACACTATATAAAAGCATATCCATATAAAAAAATTTTTGATTTTCTAAATCCCATTCTGAAAAACCTTTTTCTTCAACATGACTAGGATGACTGTGAAAAACAACCACATCTTCCCCCCAAATACATTCTTTCGGAGAGATTAAAAAGTGATTAACGGGATCTGGATGCATATTTGTTCTTTGAATAAACTTCCCGTCAAGCACAAAACCACAAATTTCCTTTTCAGATTCTAAAGATTTGCTTTTTAAATCGTTAAACAAAAATTTATTACGCTTTAATTTAGCTAGGTAATTCATAATCGTAATCTACTGTACCCGGAAATCCTCCAAAAGGAATTTTTTTGGCAATTTTGTCATCAGATCCAAACCTTAAAGAACAACCAGATAAACTCTTAGAACATTTATCTTCTTTCCATATAATACTATTATCCAAAGGATTTATTCCTTTAGAGCCTTGCTGCGATATACATATAAAAAATCTATGCGGTAATTCTGAATTTTGAGTTAATGAATCTTTAGTGAAATCAAAATCTATATTAGCATCAATTTTAACAAAATCTCCTTTTTGATAAACCGTTTTACTATTATAATCCCCTTTATAAATTAAATCTTCTAAACCATAAGAATCATAATATTTGAGCTTATCATCATAACTTTTAAAAAACATTTTATCATTTTCGTCAGACATAGGAACACCTAAATTACCATCTTCACCATTCTGATTAAAAAAATCAGAACTCGGCTTCCCTTCATTAGATGAAATGTCTGATCTAGCAGTAGAAATTCCATATTTGTTACCTAAATAAGTATTAATGCTTTCTATTTGTTCTACAGTTAATTGTTTTTCGAATATTATAACTTCGTAAATGACAATATGACTAGAAGTCTTTACGCTTTTATTAAACCCTAAATTATTTATTCCATGGCTACCTGAACTATAAATTGCTGTTGAAGAATTAAAAAGAAAACCATTTTTATAAAAACTAATATTCCCACCATTAGCTTTTGGAATAGAACAAGAATAAATTACAGGAATGTTTGCAGCAGATGAAGAAGGTCTATTGGCTGAGTGATTCGAAAATCTTCTATCACTTATTATCCTATTATCAGAATTTTTAATCTGAAAAGAGTCTAAACGAGCACTTGTATTACGGTAAAAATCGCTGTTGCCTCCGTGGACACCGATATACGTTTGCGGATCTTCTGTCTCTAAAGCTCTACCTAAATAACCCCTAGTAGGCACAAAAATGGTAGTTGGCTCAAATACATAAAAAATAGTTAAATCTTTGTCGTCGTAATTAGTAGGTAAATTTAGTTTTAAAAATGAACTATCCGGCTTTACAGCATATTTTCCTAAATTAGGACGGACAGGACATACACCAGAATTATTTTTTAATCTTCCTGAATTTGTAAAAATAATTGGCCCCACATCATCAGTATCCCAAGTCATATCCTGAGTAGTTGTCACACCAGCAGCAGCAGAAGCATTTAATGTGCCCGCTTTATTTACCCAAGAATTATTAAGCGCCGTGTTGAAAAATAAATCAGAATATGTGGCTCCAGCACCTACACTATTAGCTCGACGGTATTTTGTTAAATCTGATGAAGCAGTTAAACCATTAGAATCTAACCAAACCCCTAGATAGTTTTTAATTGAATAATCATCATAAAAATTCAAAACCTCTCCTAAACTTGTTTTTGTAGGTTTAGTTATTTGAACATTAGGGCCATTATAATTTAAAATCTTACCGTAATTACATCCATGACCTCTATACTGCCACTGACAAGTATTGTTGTACACTTTCCTCGAAGGACAAGTCAACCCGTCTATATCTAAAATATTAGATAGTTCAAACTCCACTCTTTCTTTATTTTCTGAATTCTTTTTATTTACGACAAATTTATCATTTGAAATAAAATCTTTAAAACCAGAAGAGCCTAAAGGGTTTTTGGATGCTCCACCAAAATTAACAGCATCCAAATCCTTAGCTAACATTTTTTTTCTATTAAATTCTTTACCTAATAAATTGCCTCTATCTTTTATTAAATTGCTTATAAAATTATTAACGTTAGATATCTTAATAACTGGTCTGTTTTGTTTACCATCTGAACCATATTGAAGGTTTGACATTTCACAAGGTATATATAAATACGTTCTACCTTGAAAAACTAAATCTTTCTCAAAGTTTTTCGACCCATGAAAATAAAAATAACCCTCAAAATCATTCAACTTTATTTCAAATAAGTCGATAACTTCACTGTTTGTTAATAAAAATAAATTTGACATTTTAACTTGAATATAAATCTAAATAATTATGGCTTAAAGGCAAATCAAAAGCGAGCTGATCGTTGCCAGCTGGAGCACTACTACCACTATTCCTTGCTACTAATTTTGCGCTCGAAGATTTAACAATTAAGGGGGCATAATAACTTGATAAATATTGCATAATAGATTCGGAGTCACTATTCCTCTCATCAATGGTTTCAGCTGCCCCATAAAGATAATCAAAAAGATATAGCCTAGTTCGCGTATTATCATCAGTATCGTTATCATTATTATTGAGCTGTATTAACATCTTTTGAACATTTTTATTTTTTTGTAAAGCTAAAGTGTGATCAAAAATTCTTCTATCGTTTATAAAAGTTTCATTTTGAAGCCCCTGAACAAAGTCATTCTCAAGATCAACAAATTCCGGCTTAGACTCAACTAAAGTTGAATGCATTTTAACAAAAAATAATTCGAACGCCTGAAGATCATCACCAGATACAGAAAATACTTGAGAACTTGAACCTAAACTTAAAGTTTTAGCTAAATTCAAATTCTTATAATTTATATGATTAGCTACAGCCCTATCATTAGCTGTAGTTATCGTTTCTTTCCATTTTTGGTCATCAAGCTCTTGCTGATTAGAATAATTAAAAAAAAGTCTTTCGTTTACTTGCGCTTCTTCTTCATTATAAAGTTGTGCGTTAGAACCCGGCTGAACAAAAGCAGGACTATTCAAAGAGGAGCCTACAAAAGAGCTTTTAGTAATACCATCTTTTCTATAAAAATTATATACTAGCTCATTAGGGTCAAAAGGCGCGTTTTGTTGACCCCAAAACCCTTCAGAAAGATCTGAGTCACCAATACCCCACCTAGTTTCGTCAACAAACTTATGAATAGCCCCGCATTTAGAAAGCATGTCAGTTATTGTTTCATCATAGTTATCATTTATTAAATTTTTTCTTGCTAAAGCAAAAACTAGTATTGTATAATTTGGCCTTAAATCAACGCCATTAGCATCGACTCCAAAAGATGGATTACTATTGCCAGCTGTAACAGCTTTAATAGCTTTACCTTGGTCTACTGCTCCCTTTAGTTCATAAAACTTTCTACCGTAAGCTTCTCTTACAGTTAATGAAGTATTGTCGTCAGCAGTGTTTTTAAAAGACAGGGGCTTCCCGACACCACTAGAAGAAGACCAACTAGTCACTGCATCACCAGCAGCACCTCCCATGTTTTCTGTTTGGAATCTAAACAAAAGCTTAGAATTAGGAATAGAACTGCTCGCGTCTTTTTGTGAAAACCCTAAATACAAATTAGGAAACGACGAAGGAGATTCTTTAATCAACTTACCATCTGATCCTGCAGCTTTAAATTCCTGTTCTCGACCATCTAGTTTTCTTCTATTAACTGAATCAAGATTAGATAAATTGCTATGGTCTAATTTACTTCCTTCTTCTACATTTGTAGCTGGGTTGTTGTCAATTTTGAAAGATTGCTCTCCCCCCAAACCTGCATAAAAAACACTATCTTTATCTTTATTTATATAATAATCAAAAACCTTATTACCATAATTTAAATTGTCAAAATCAAAAATTGCACTACCATTTTCACCAGCAACGCTTCCATCAGCCCCTCTACCATTATAACCAGCAACAAAAACATCATCAAAGTTTAAAACTAAATTAAACTTGTTGCTACTATTAACATTATAAGAAAAAGATTCACCTTCTGGTTTTTTTAATCTTATAGCTGCTACATCTTTTTCAGAGGAAAAGATCTGGTTATTAGATTTATCAGAAGATATAAAATTTATAACGACACCCGTATAATGTGTAAAATCATAAGAATCACCATTGTTTTCATGCAGAATCTTTGTTAAATCCACTTGTCCACCTCCGACAACATAATCAATTGACAAAAAATCTGTACCAAAACCTAAATTATCCCCCGGAGTAGGATGAAGACCGCTGTAAGTTATATCATCTATAAATGGTAAAATATTAGATTTGAAACCTGTACAAAAAGTAGCATCGCTGTTTTCATCTAAACCGTTTACAGCAATAATTTTAGAATACAAGTCACCATCGGTTGGCAGCTCATTCACTTTGTATGAAAAATCTATAGTACCATAATTATAATAACTCAAATAATCTGGCTCAGAAAATTCTGAATTTTTTTCAATAGGAATTTCATAAGGTGAATCTTTAACATGATTTGTAAAATCAGAATCGTCACATAAGTGTAGTTTAAAACCAGTAACGAAAGCTTGCCCATTTACAAGTTGCCAATTAAAATTTAATGCATATTTATTAGTTCTGTCATAAGATTCTATAGCAAAAAATCTTCCGGGTTTATCTGGGAGAAGAGGATCTAGAATTCTTTGGCCAGTTATTTCTATGCTAATCGATGCATCAACATCTCCTACGGAAGATTCTGAAAGAATATTTAAAGTGGCAGTTTCTATACCAGTACTCGCCACAGCAGAACTCGAAAAAGTATTAAAAGGTTTGTGAGCTATATAAATATTACCAGACTCACCAGCACCTAAAGTCAGAACCGTTTCATTTAATGAGATATTAACATCAGTTAAATCACTAGATACAAAAAGAGTATTATAAAGATTTTGATTTGCAGCTGCTGCTTCCGGCAATAAAACATCACCAGCTTTATATAAAACTGTTTCAGACATTTCAGCAGCATAAGTCACAGACTTAGCAGATCTATTAAATATAGAAACCCCAGTATAACTCCCAAAACCTGTCGGAACAGGATCTATACAAACTCCATTATTATATTCAGTAGTCATAATTATATACTTACGAAATCTATTTGCGTATCAAAGTTAGTTGACTTTGAAGATTTAGCTCTAAATTGTACAAATTTAACCTGAATATCATTATTATTGTGGAAATTATAAGTATGACTCCATTCAGGGCAATAAACGTCTATCTCTTTATTATAAGGTTGGGGCAAGGAATATCTAAATATTTTGAAACCAGCTTTATCATCTAAAAATTTTAATAGTGCTCTAGTTTCTTTATTTGATCTGCTTGAAAAAGATAAATTAAATTCTAAATCATTGTAATTTATACCATCTTTAAGGTATTGTTTTGTTGATCCTTCGTAATCAACAGTAACTAAATTTATTTGATCGGTAATATCATAATCTATATCTGATTTAAAATAAAACTCTTTCGTGAAACGAGACTGAGCCCCTAATGGCGAGTTTTCTTCAGATACTGAAGTTTGTGTTTTTTGCCCCGTATAGTAATAATACCCCCTCTCAGAATATAAAATCGACTCAAAATAAACAACATCATCATATTCAAAACCAGCTAAAGAGTCAGTATATGTTCTTATATTTTTTTCATCTAATTTAATAGACATCCCCTTGTAATCTAAATTACTATCATATAATGATTCCGCTTTTATAGATATAGTATTTATATCGTTATAAGGGGTTGAATGATTGATATCTAAAAAGTAAAGTTCTGCATCTTTTTTATAAGGCTGAAACAAATCAATATTAACACCAGCAAAACCTTCGTTCTCACTTTTTATGCCAGCTTCAGGAGTGGTTTCGAAAAAAGCTATCAAGCATTTAGCCTGAACATCAGTAAGGCCATCATATTTTAAATCAAAAACGCTATTTAGACTATTTATATTTCTAGATACATTAGACTGATAACCGTCACCAAAATCTGATCTAGAAAGCTTAGCCGAAAAATTAACTGAAGATCCATAACTCAATTTAAATAAATCATCTATGTCTTGAGTCCAGTAATCATTACCGTTATAACTTAAAGGAGAGTTAGAAAAACCAGCAGGAGCATCTTCCTTCGCAAAATAAAAATTATTACTGTCAAAATAAGACTCATATAAATATTTTTCATATGATTTGATTTCGCTTTCATTTAAAACACCACTAAAAGAAAAAATATCATAATATTTAACACCATTAGGATTGTTCGTGTCCCCCAACTTAAAAAAACCAGAAGTCCATCCAGAATAGTAATGTTCGTAAGTTCCTAATTGGTGACCGTTTTGTCTTACGGTTATAGATGGGCCTGTAGAAAGATTACCGGATGATTGAACTAAAGTTATTATATTTAAAGCGTTATATATAGGAGAAGACGCGTCAAACTCTTGCTCGTCTACCATAATTTTAGCTTGACCTTGAGCATTAGACCCTTTTATCTTTAAAAAACCAGAAGGTCCAGTAGCAATAAAATTTGATTCTGCCCAACCATCTTCCCTGTCAAACCTAAATATGTTTTGTTCAGGATTAGTATCTGTAATTGCAGAAGCATCAAAACACACAAAAGTAGTTCTTTCTTGACAATCAAAACCAGAACCACTTAAAAACTGGTCTCCAAATAACTCAATATAATTATCGTCAAAATAAACAAAAGGCCTTAAAGATTTATCTTCAGAAAGCTGTAATAAATTTGCATACACGCCATCTGAAGATATATCAGAAGTTTCTTTATTAAGCCATCCAGTAATATAATTATCTAAATCTAAATTAAAACTATTTAAGTATTCATTGTTGAACCAAAATAACAAACCTGTTTCACCAAAACCTGTATAATTCGGATAAGCAGATTTTTGACTGTGCAACTGAAAATCGATAACATCATATTTATTATATGCATCGGAAGAATTATACTCCGAAATATTTTTTATATTTAAACCTGATAATAAATAACTCATTTTAGATCAACGTTTTTGTTTCTGTAATTGTTTGCCTAATTGAAGCTTCTGTCAGTAAATATTGACCCTCAGAAACATTATAATTTTGATTAGATAATACTCCGTCTATTGAAAAAGAAGATAAAGACGTTCCGTAAAAATCTTTCAAATATATAACACTAGAAGCGTTCTTGCCATTGACAGATATTAATTTTCCTAAATTGTTTGCACTTAAATCTACTTCACACTGTTTATTTAGTTTACCCACCCTAAAAGGAACAACTTCATCTACATTAAAAAATGTAGGTCTATCACAACTTGAACGATATGAAAAAGAAACAATACTACCTTGAGGACCACTAGGCCCAGTTGACCCACTGTAATCTGAATTGAATATATTTCGTGAACTTAAATAACTTTTATAAGAATGAGCTATATAATTGGGCACTTGCTTTTGCTTTACTTGATTTATACCTTGTTCTTCAAAATTTTCAACTTTAACATCACCATACCAATCAAACTCTGCTGAAATCAATACAGGTTGAAAAGGCTCTACACTAAAAGAAATATTTTTAGGATAAACTTCAGCTATCTCTACATTAGCAAATTTAGCTTTAATAGGGGTGTCATGAGTGCCTGTTATATTTAAATAAGAAGGTAAAGCAGCTGTTAAATAAAAATCACAACTCAAACTTCCTACAACAGCAGAAGAAGGAGCATAATTCAATAAAGACCCATCACTCAAGATAACAGGATCGACTGAAGCTTGAGCACTAAGGCTTACATTTGTAGCATAGAAATCTTCATTTTCCAATTGAAAATCTACGCCTCTATAGTTTAAAAATTTAGACATTTAATCTACGGTAAAGGAAACTGTTGACATTATTGTGCTATTGATATCCGTTGCTGAACCATTTGCTTGACAAATTCTATACTGAACTAATTGCCCCTCAGTAAAAGCTGCGCTACCAGAAAAGCTTTCAAAACTATACACAGTTCCAGCGGCGCTAACTCCTTGCAATCCAAACTGAGCAACAACACCATTTGAAGGCAGCGAAGTTGGAGCAGAAGAGGCTGCAGAAGTAAAAGAAGTGAGCTGTTCGTTTTCACCACCAGAAGAAGGGTTTACAACTGAAATTTCAAATCTTGCACCATTAGTAAAGTGAGTTAAAGAAACATCTGCTGTTATAATTTTTATTTTTTTAATTTCCCCAGCAAAAGGAGCTATAGTGAAAGGATTTTCTGTACTGCTACTCACATTAGCAGTAGTAGCAGAGCTTTCACTAAAAGGGTTTATATATATATCGCTAGAAATACATCGTGAATGATAATTTTGTACAAATTTACCTTTTGAATAAGAATTGCTAGTTGTATAAGAACCCTGAATATTAAAATTTCCGTCACGGTCTAATTCAGCTTTTATAGACGAATTTGAAGAGGTGTCCGCATCTACTCTAAAAACAAAAACATCATCATAATCAACCCCAACCCCATCATCGAACAACCCTATGCCCCATTTAGATTGATTATTCGTGAAACTAGGCCCAGTGCCTACCGACCTACCAAATGTGTATACTGTATGACGAGGGCCAGTATAAGAAACTTCATCATTGTTAAAATTATTTACTTGAAAAATTTCAGAAGTGCTCGAACTTTTACCTTCAAATTTTGAAACTCTATCATCAGTACTGCTGTAAACATGAAGCTTGTTATCTGGAGAAATAGACCCTACACCTAATTTTTTAGAAGACAAATCGTAAACTAAATTATTACTACTTAAAGTAGAATTTGGTCCTATAAGTAATTTTGTTGATTCAACGCTTATATAACTAGTGGACGAATTATTAGCTATTTTCATTCTACTACGTGAGGTAGAAGGATTTGTTATACTGAAAATAGTGTTTATGCCTTCAACTTCTAAGGAATAACTAGGAGAATCCGTGTTAACCCCCACTTTTGAATTAGAAGAATTATTAGAGACATATAAAGAACCGTTGCCTAAAATAATATCATCAGAATTGCTTCTATTTAAACATAAAATATCACCAGCTACTGAAGTTTTTATTTCTGCATCACCCGGATCAAAAACCATACCAGAAACACCACTTTGAAATTTAACATCTCCACCTGAAACGTAAAACTTATTCGTTAAATCATCACCGCCATTAAAAATTCCTACATTACCATCTTTATCTATATTCAATGCTCCAGTGTAATTAGAACCATCTTCTGAAACTTGTATGTAATAATCTGTATCTGAAGCTTTTTTTATTGATTGCCAATAAACACCAGAATCGGCAATCGTAGTTTTGACAGACCTAGAAGAAGATGAAGCTGTCATCCTAAATTCTGGATGAGTAACGGCCCCATAATCTCCTACATCTAAAACGAAATTTGGATTAGTGTCATTAATTCCCACAAAGCCATTGTCAGCTACTGTAATGCCGCTAGGAACCGTATTACCTATAAAAGATATACCGCTAGTGCCTTTTGCTGTTAAACCAGTAAAAGACTGTTCTAAAGCGTCCAAGCTTAATTGAAATGTGTCTGCACTTGTGGAAACAGCAAAAACATGACCAGTAGTCATGCTCGAACCAGCTATAGGTGTTAAATCTGTAAATTTTGCCATTTTAGTTTAAATATGTTTTATATGATAAGTTTACACTCATTACTTCATCTGAAGTAGAACTAACTTGCTCCGATACTATAATAGCATCAGAAGCCGTAAAATTAAATATAGAAGCTGAATCTCCTTTATCGTAAGATTTGAAATCTTCACCAGCTTCACCAGAACTACCAGCATCAATTAAAGTTTGCCCATCTGCCGAATCTAAAGTTATATCAGATAAAACAGCTCCATTTACGCTAATAGAAAAATCTGTTGAACCATTAGAAGTTAAATCACTAAAAGCGCGTTTTGTTTCGTAATCATCTATTTCCATACCAAAACTGGCTGTGACTTCTATAGGGACTACATTATGAACCTCAAAAGGTAATTCATCTTTAGAAGAAGAGATTCCATAAATAACTTGCTTGCTTAAAGAATAATCAATACTAAAATTATTTATTCTATTAGTGGTTGACCCTCTAGTAGTTAGTAAAATATCTTTAACTTGAGGAACAAACACAGCGCCAGCATATTTATCGCCAGAAGGGTTAAAATTAGGACCTATATCACCGTACACATCAAAAGAGCTTTGTATCTGAGGAATCTCACCAACAGAACAAGAAATACCTAAAGAACTCAAATAACCTTTTTGAAAAGCAAAAAATTTATTTTTATAAAACAAACCAGCGTCAAAACGTTCAGCAACAAACTTATTAGTTCCTGTAAAGTTTAATATTGGATCTGAATTAGTTAAATAACGAGTAACAGACATATTAGCAGAAGGAGGAGCAGACATGACTTGCTTTAAAAATCCTTTACCTAAAGAATTAAGCGGCGAATATTCCACACTATAAGAACCATCTACAGCTACTACTCCAGATAAAGCAGTACCATTAAAGTAAAAAGTGTTTTCGTAATTTGTTATTGCGTTTTTCATTTATGTTCTTAATGGGTTTTTATACAATTCTCCACCGTATCTTTTTTCATCCACTACCCTTTTTAAAACAAGAGCATTTATCTGCTGTGCCATCTCTTTAGATATAACAATATCATCTTTATTATAACTAGTAGTTTGAGCGCCGTATTCAGATTTACCAGACCTATCAACACTTACAGAAATGGTAGTAGCATTATTGTTAGTAGAATTATTAGTAGTACTAGAAGTAGAAAGACCCCCAGCATTCATAGCATTCATCGTCCCTAATCCATATTTTGCAACAGCTTTATTATTCATTACATATTCACCACCCGTCAACATAGCTGGAATTGTATCGCTTAACCTTGAACCATGAGGAACAAAACCTCCTGAATTATAATTAATCAATCCTCCTTCCTGTCTTTTACCTTTACCAAAAAACCCTCTAGCCCCTGAAAACATAGCCTTCAATAACCCCGGTTTATTAGAAGCTTGAGCTGTAAACCCTGCATCATTAAAAACAGAAGATATTTTTACCCTATCCCTATTAAACACCCCACCACCAAAAGGGTCAGCCATTTGTCTTTGAAAACTAGCTGATGAGATTTTGTTTTCAACATTTACAGCTGAATCATAATCAACAACAGCCGAACGTAAACCAGAAATCATTTTACTTGAGGCTAATTGATTTAAAGTTTGGCCATTTAATGTAAGAGTACTAGAGTTTCTCTGTATATATCTACCAAAAGAATAATCACTTTTTTGAGCGGCTGCTGCTAAAGCGGCATTGCCTCCTTCAGCCGTAGATTGAAGAGCGCTTCCTGCAGATTTAGCAGCGGCTCCAGCGTTTTGAGCGCTGCTTATTGCGTTCCCAGCACCTGCTGCAGCAATGCTGCCAACCATATTTATTATAGCTCCAGTTAATTGAGCTCTTTTTTGCCGTTTTTCAAACCTCTTTTGAATTCTTCTCTGAAGTTTTTCATTAGCTATTTCTTTTTGTCTTTGGAAATAAGGGCTATTTTCGAAAGCGTAAGCGCTGTATAAATCAGGGTTTATATCTCCAGCATTTGAACCGTTAGACATTAAATCCCCAGTGAAATCGTATTCGCCGTTTTCCAAAGCTTGGTCAGCGTACATATTATACCCGCCGCTTTGAAATCTAGGAGCCATTCCGAAATTTAATTTATCTAAAGCCTTAGATCCACCCATTCCTCTAACAGCATTTCTATTTAAAACGTATTCACCGTCCTCTAATAAAGCTAAATTACGGTCACCTGTTCTACCGCCTGAAATATACATTCCATTTTGAGCTTTTATCGCTCCCTGACTCATTGAACCACCAGTTTGACCAGTAGTAAAACCGCTTAATAAATTACCTACAGCTTTTTGAGCTAAAGCTCTGAAAACTTCTTGCTGAAGCATCTTGCCAAAATCAATTGCCATATCAGAAAAAGCATCCCCTATATCTTTAGTTCCATCAGCTACTTGACTTAAAGCGTTTGCCATCCCATCAGCAAATCTAGAAGGAGCAGTTTCAGCTAAATTTAAAAGTATTTCTTGAGATTGTCTCTCCATACCGCCGACACCTTTTTGAAACCTGCCACTTAATGTATTATTTATTCTGTCTAATTCATTTTGCTGCTTAATATCTTCATTAGTAGCATCACGCTGAATACCAAGTATTTCTAATCTAGTGTTATATTGCTCCTCAAGTAAGTTAATCTGTTGCGTTAACTCTTCATTTCCTTTTGCTGTGTTTCTTAAAGAATCAAAACTTAAATCAGAATTTTTAGATAAAGCTTCAGCTAATTCCGTAGATCCAGCCCCAGAAGAAGCTTGAGCTATTATTTGATCTACTCTTTGTAAAGAGTCATACTTAGCCATAGCTTCAGGACTAATTGGGCCTTCAATGGTGCTTGGTGAAGCTAACATTCTTTGAACTATTTTTACATCTTCATCTTCACTGAGCTGTCTGCTAATTAAATTAAGCGTAGCAGAAGTTAATTCTTTTAGAGCTTTTGTATTTTCTACTTCTGCATTTAAACTCAATAATGATTGACGCATTTCTATCTGAAGCTGATTATCTTCGATAACCCTCCTTTCTTCTAAAATATCTCTTTCTGCAGCTATTCTTCTTTCAGTTATTTCCTGCAAGCCCATCCCAAATGTTTGCCTTGGATCGCTAAGCCCTCTTTGAATTGTGCTTATTCGTGACTCCCCTGTCGCTCCAGCTATATCTCCAGCAAAACCTAGTCTAGTAGAAGTTATTTCAGCGGCTCTGGTTCTAGCTAAATTTTGAGCGTCTATTTTTGCTCTTGCAACAGCTAAAGTTTTTTCCGCTTTTATTTTTTGTTTTGATAACTCGTTATTTATTTCTTGCTCTCTTTTTGCATTTCTTTGTTTTAAATCGAATATCTCTAATTCATTTTTCTTAGATTCTAATGCTGACTTCAACTCATCCCTCTTAGCGTCAGTAGTTATTA